TACCACAAATATATGTGGAGAAACATTGGTATGTCATCCCTCCAACCTTTCCGTTTGACTAAGAAAGGTGTGGCACGTGCTGGTGGCAGTCAGGGCAACTACAAAGAGGTTCTCAACACTGTCCTACAAGAGTATTTGTATGGAGACAAGAATCTGGCAGCACAGATCTTCCACACTGTTCGCTCTGGTGCTGACCGCTATGTTCGTGGATTCATCAACAATACGGATTATGTTGAGATGATGTGTGCTGCCATTGAGTTGTCAAATCACGTGGCAGTAGAGTATAATAAGGAAAAGTTCACCGCCAAAGTCCTCCGTAACACCTATTCATGGCCCCATCTAAAGTAACAAACCATTCTCTCTACCGCTATGCTGGTGGGAAGAATCGTATGAAGAAGGATCTTATCAAGATTATTCGTGATGTCAACCCAGGCATCGAATATCTTGTGTCGCCCTTCTGGGGTGGTGCTAGCACTGAAATGCTGATCGCCAGTGAGGGAGTCAAGGTCCAAGGTTACGACGTGTTTCGCCCTCTGGCTGACTTCTGGGAGATTGTGTGTGGTGAGGGTGGTGCTGCCATCCTGGCAGACGCTGCTGAGCAGCACTACCCCTTAATTGATAGCGATCACTACAAATCCTTCCTCCCAGGGTTGGATAGTGAGGACAAGTGGGAACGAGCACTGTCATTTTACATTGCAATCAAGGGTTCGTACTCAGGTAAGATCGGATGTTCTACCGTTCGTAGTAGAGCAGAGTTCAGATTGGTGGGAATTGATAAACTTAGGAATTTTCATGCTCCCAACGTGTCGTTCTGCCATGGGTCGTGCTTCGACACGATCCCAGCACACGAAAATGACTTTTTATACCTGGATCCACCATATTATGAGACTGTGAGCCATTACTATGGCAAAGATGGTGCTCTCCACAAGTCATTTGACCACGAGAGGTTCTGTGATACCTTGAAGCAACATAAAGGTGGGTTCGTGATGTCCTATGACAACAGCGATGCTGTACGCTCACTCTATCAGGGGTGGACTGAGTTCAGGTATCTTACATTCCCATACCAGATGTCTGGCACCAAGCGTTACGAGAAGACTGAACTGGTTATTGTTAAATACCCTGAGAAGGTGAAACCTAAAGTTGGTGCTTTGGAGGCATTTATGGTATGAATGTAATTAAACACACAAAGTATATCTGGGAACTGGAAGACTTCGTTCCTCATAGTGAGATTGATTACTTCCTGGGTATGTTTGAATTCTATAGCCCAGATCTCAAAGAACAGTTCAGAAATACTTCACGGGAGAATGACACATATATTGCTACAGATCATCCAGAGATGGATGAAATGGCATGGAAATGGGTCAACAGAGCTAATCAATACTATGTAAGAGAGAATCGATTCATCTACTATAACTGGGAGAAGGATCAGATGGTTAGTGGTAATGGTGATGATGATTCTACAATTTGGCGTGGACAAAATGTGATTCGTATCTATAATGAGAGTGATTCATACGATTGGCACGGAGATCAATCACCAGCAAATCATGCTGAGTTTTCTTATATCATCTATTTGAATGATGACTTTGATGGTGGTGACACAAGGTTTATGAACGATAAACTATCTGTGACACCAAAGAAAGGTACAGTATTGTGTTTCCCTGTTGATCACTATCATATCCATAAAGGTGTGAAAGTAACAGGTGGAGTCAAGAAGATTCTGTGGAACTGTGTCTATCGTCATGAGATACAAATGATGGCTAAGCAACCTTTTCTTACAGCTGTCGATGTTCCTAGATCTTCTAAGAGGTGTATATGGTAAACACATACTATGCTACATTACTATCAGTATTTGCTGTTATTGTAGTTTTAATTGCTATCGATCCTAACGTCGGTGTGTACATAGATTTACAGTTCCGTAATTTAATCGTACAGATCAAACGTTTCTATTATCTGTTGACTATTGGTGCTCAGGTAAAGTATACTAATTGGAAACTCGGTAGAGAAATAAAGAAAATACAGAGAGAATACGGTATTCCAGATGAAGAATGAATTAATGGATTATGTGATGGTTGATAATATCTTCACACCCGAAGAATGTCAATCATACATCAGTAAATTAGATCGAAATCATTGGGGACCACATAGATGGTATCAAAATGCTAATGATGAATTTCATAATGTCAAAGACTTTAGTGTAACTTATGATATTGAAGTACAGAATCTAATGAAAGATCCTGTCATGAAGTTTGCTGCCAAGTATTTTAATACACACAGACAAGGTGGAGATCCAGAGTGTCAATTCTCTGGAGTTAGATACAACAAATATTCTATTGGTGAAAGTATTCGTAGTCATGTAGATCATATCCACAGTTTATTTGATGGCAAGAAGCGAGGTATTCCAGTCATCAGTTTTGTTGGTGTGTTTAATGATGACTATGAGGGTGGTGATTTTATTTTGTGTGGAGAGAAAGTGGATCTAAAGCAGGGTGACTGTGTTATATTTCCATCAGTCTTTCTCTATCCACATGAGGTCACTCCTGTTACGAAAGGCTCACGATACTCTTGGGTCTTGTGGTCCTGGTGACCATATCATGTTACAATAAAAAAGTTTGGAGAATACCATGACTATTGAAGGACGACCAGAAATTAAAGTGCCAGAAGATTACTGGGAAAAAGAATATGCTAGGCAACGTAAAGATAGGATGCAAGATGCCATCGATGACTATCTCCAAGATGAAAAAGTAGATCCACGTCAAGCATATGAAGAGATTCTTTGCTGTATCCAAGATGTAATCTCACATCATAAAAAGAATCTTAAGAAAGCTGAAGAACTGAGGGATCTGATGCTAGGATACCGTTCAGTTGACCTAAATCTTCCAGAGAGATACTAAGCACATGTTCGAATTCGAGTCACTGTCACATGAAGTGAAGGAAGCATTAGCAGAAGATTGTGAAGACTTTCTTCTTCACAGACATATTCCTCTTCATTCACACTCTTATGATAACATTATTATTCAAGCCCTACGTGAAGGGTATCAAATGACTGGTTTCGATCGTGGACCTTATTCTAGTATAAAAAATGAAAAGTGTTGACATTAGTTTAAATGAGCGGGAGCTAAAGTTTCTCATTGATTTAATGTGGGGTGCTCCTATTGCCACTGTTAAAAATACAGCAGAACGCCATGGTATCAAAGATAATGATCTAGAAGGATACCTGGCAAAGTGCCTTGGTTACATGTACCTTGAGTCCGATTCTTAAACTGTCCATCCAACTGCCATGCCGAAGTACGATGCCCTATACTTTAAAAGTCAACGACAGGGAATCATGATCACTGACGACACCATCGATCTTCAACTCCGCCGTACCATTCTCAAGTCCATTGAAGAGATGGACATTGAGATGCTCAAGCGTATTGCTTACGAGTGCCGCTGTGAAGAGATGGGCATCTATCCCGACAGCACTTACCTTGGATACAATTGTAATTCCTAAAGAAATGAAACTTCCTGACAACAAGTACACTCAAATGGCAGTGTATTATGCTGCTACTGTGGCAGCATTTATTGTGGGCATTTCCACATTTATCTACCGATCGTGGGTAGACAACAACATGAATGACAAAGTAAGATCCTTTATTAATAAGACTTTTAGTATTATCTCTAATATTTCTGATGTCATTGTAAATGAAACAACGGTTAACGTAGCTACAAAAGTTACTAAGTAGTATAGTTGTATTTCAGATAACAACATGACTGATATAGAAAAATCCATGGTTGATGAGATGAAAGCACTCATCAAAGATCAAAACGAAAAGATTCGTAACCAAGATGACTACATTAAAGAACTACAACAAGAAATGTCAGACATGACCAACAGAGAGTATGATTGTTAATGTTCACCCTATTTGAGATTCATCATGGTTGCTCCGATGCCTGGCACAGTACAATCAAAGGAAGATGTAGAGATGTATCCAGTAGGCACGGAAGTAAGATACAGAGATCACCATGGTTGGGTCAAGTTTTGTGACCCAGAGTCAGGTACATGTAGTATCTGTATTAGAACATTCCCCGAAGATCCAGCACGTAATGTATGCTTGATCGTATATAAACATGACTTAGAGCATGTTATTCCTATCGTTGGCAACCACTCCCGAGGCTGATTATGAAGTACGCTGTTGTGTACATGAAACCAAAGAAGAAGAAACTTGTTATGGAACAAGCAGTGTTCTATAATCTTGATGATGCTTCCATGTGGGAGCAGCACATCAACAAAACCCAACACCTCAAGACAGAAATTATTCCAGTATTTGAATCATGAATGAATTTGAAGGCGACATCTTTAATGACTACGAGCTCCGTGAGAGCATTATTCGTGAGATGAGTGAACAAGAATTGTGGGAGACGCCTGAGACCCTACCAGAAGACCTGCTAGCAGACTTCTGAGGCAACCACCTTACGAAGTGTCACACGACCCCTGGGAGCGGCGCTCCTGGGGGTTATACTATATTCATACCAAACGAGGCAACCCCTTGAAGATCCAACAGTCCGCTGTCACCGTCGATTTCTTCCCTGTCGGCACTGGCAAACGCTTTGTCCAACGTGTTGTCTGGCACCCTGGTGCTGAGACCGAGATGACTTCCTTCCGTACCGTAACCCGCTCCGAGGCAATGTATGATGCTAACCAACGTATTAACAACGGTGGCACTCTTATCGACTTTAACCTTAATGAGTACAGTGGTAAAGATTACTCCCCACTATTCTGCTGATAGTGTATGTTCTTTCCTTCCACAACCACACCCTGATTGTAAATGATTACTCAAGAAGATCGTGATTTCGTCAACATGCTCTTTGATAATATGATTAAGCATGTTGACATGGACATGGTTGATCTCCATGATGACGACACCGCTGGCATCGAGGCAGTCCAGCTGCCACTTCTAGAACTGTCATGATCTCCCTCCCAAACCCCACCGTTTCACCCTATACTGACTTCAGTTCAGACAACGACATGACCACCGCCACTGCCACCCGCCAAGAGTTCTCCGACTTCTGTGCTCAACGTGATGCTCAGAACACCATTCAACTGAATGTCACTAAGTATGGTCTGATGCTCTGTGATGCTCTCACTCAAGGTGCTCCTGATGGTTATGGGTTCTACCTGGACTCCATGGGTCGTAAGTATCACCGTATCTTCATGACCATTGATGGTGTTCGTAGCAGCATCCATTGCTTCATTGACAAGAAGACTGGTGAGGTCTACAAACCTGCTAGTTTCAAAGCACCTGCTAAGCACGTTCGTTTCAATCTGCTTGTGATCACCGAACGTGAGTGGTTGCTTCAACATGCTGACTGGGCTGGAGGTTATTTGTATGTCCGTTGATTCACATTACATGTTTACTGTACCTTTGTTTAAAACAAAGGTCACACCATGGAAACACATAAAACAACAAGTAATTGACATTGTTGGCAACACTTATCTTGAAGATGAGAGAGGTTTTCTGTCAGACTATTACAACAACAATTATAATGAGAAATTGTATGAGGTGTTGAAACCATTTGTTCATGAGATTACTAGTAATTGTCTGAACTTGCCAGCACCCAATGATCCACCTAACATGTGGTCACAGAAGTATTATGCTGGTACAGAGCATCCGATTCACAATCATGGTAACAGAGGATACTCTTTTATTTTGTACGTGAATTTTGATCCTTCATTACACAAAGCAACTAATTTTATTAGTCCCTTTGATAATTTCTTCAGTGGTGACATGCTTTGTTTTGAACCACATCTTGAAGAGGGAGACTTAATTGCTTTCCCTTCAGTAATCAAACACTCATCACAATATCAGACTAGTGATGAAGAACGAATGATTGTATCATTCAACACGTTTGAAGATGGCATCTAGTCATCTTGCTTGACAGTAGAGCTCTTCTCTGCTAAATTATTAAGTAGTTCATTTTCCTTCCCTCCCATGTTTTACGTTGTCGCTGACGGCACTGCTTATGTCATGGATCACGCTGACGATACTCCTTATGGTTGTGACGTTCGTGTTGATGGTAGCATCGATTTCGATTCTGCTTTTGACTTTGATCCCCGTATGGATGAGGAAGACCTGGAGTACACTGCTCACATTCTTCATCACCTCAAGCAAATTGCCCAACTCACTGAAGAACACTCCAAGGTATTTGTCAAATGAAGAAACTCTCCTACATTTCTGATCTCTTTGCTCCCATTGATTATGATGCCACACCAGTACGTGTTTGCCCACGTGCTGACCTTGAACCAGAGCAAGTAACTAAGTTCTGGAGATACCACGGGCGCTTCCCAAATGACTTCGCCCGTGCTATCATGGATATCCTGCCCGAGGGTAAGACCTTCGTGCAATATGACCACCTCGCTAACTCACTCGTAATCAAATGAATCCCCTTCAACAAGAGCAACAATCTGTGTCCGAGCAAGTTGATGCCATCATGGCAAATCGTAACCGTCGCTTCAAGTTCCTTATGAAGAAAGATCGTGTTCAAGATGCTATCGCTGTCGGTGAAGAGTTCATGGAGTGGATGATGCTTGACCAAGAAGATTGTAATGAGGAGATCCTGTATTTCCGCATCGATGATCTTCAGCAAGTATGAAGAAGCACCAAAACATCATTGAACCACAATCGTGGGCAGTGTATGACTCTCTATTACCTAGAGAGTTGTGTGATGCTATTGTGGAGCACTTTGCTAATCTTCCTGTACAAGCAGGGACAGCACATGCTCACAAAGGACATCGTAGGTGTGGGTTGACTTGGACCAATCCAGATACTTGGATTGGTCCATTCTTGTGGAAATACATACAACAGACCAATGATCGTGTGTTTCAGTATGATATTACTGACACACATATGACTGAGATACATCAACTTGAGTATCGTCCTGGTCACTACTATCATTGGCATGTTGATGATAACATCAGCAACCACATACAATATGCTCCACCACCATTCGGTGTGGCAAGACAAGACATCACAGAGTATGTACGTAAACTATCATTCTCACTCCAATTAACTGATCCTAGTGAGTATACTGGTGGTGACGTACAAATCATTGATGATACAGGTGGCAGAGGTATGCTGACAATACCCAAAGAACGTGGTACACTGTGTATATTCGACTCTAGGACACGTCATAGAGTCAAACCAGTGAAGACTGGTAAACGTTTTGTATTAGTTGGTTGGGTATTAGGACCACGATGGAAGTAAATATTGAATTAGGTGAAGATCTACAGCTAGAGTACGAGTCATGGTTAGCGGTGAAAGAATCGTTAGGCATCGAGCGTACCATCAACAATTTCCTCTATTACACTCACAATTATGGTACGTTCGCTAATCCCCGTATTCCTGACGATAGCTAGTCTAGGAGTGGCAAACTTCGCTCTCGCTAATGAGACTAAACTCACCAAGGGTTTTTATTCCTATGATGCCATGGGATGTATGATCCTTCGTGAGTGTACTGATGATGTTAAAGAAGTGTCCAGTATGTTAGACATCTCATCTAACTATGAGAACATGGAATCATTCACCTCAGTAACAGCAGAGTTCAACAACATGCTCTCATCACTAGATGATGTTGGTGTGAAAGTGTTCCTTGCTGATGAGAAGTATTTCCCTGCTGGTCACCGTGGTGTATATCACACAGTGTCCAACAACTTCTTCTTGAATAAAGCATACATGGACAATCCTGGTGTGTTGATGACGGTGATGAGGCATGAAGGTTGGCATGCAGCACAAGATTGTATGGCAGGTAGCATCAAGAATAGTATGATTGCTATCATTTTACCTGAAGAGGACGTGCCGCCACTGTGGCGTGAGCTGGTAGAGCGTTCGTATCCTGCCTCAGCGGTCCCCTGGGAGGCAGAGGCAACCTGGGCAGGCAAGACAGAGGGAATGACCATGAAGGCGCTCCAAGCGTGTGCTGAGGGTAGCATGTGGGAGACCTATGAGCCAACCCCGCTCACCCGTCAATGGTTAGAGGAGGAGGGATTCATAAAGTAATGTACTACGATACTATTCGTTGTTCCTATGATCTAGGACCTGGATTCTGGAATAGGAATCTACATACCAAAGAACTATCACAGTCCTGTGGATGCTACTGGATTAGTCCAGCAGGTGAATTGTATGAAGTTGATTACACAGGCACCCAAGAGTTCGTAGACAATGATAGAATGCCATACAGATCTAACGGTCAGCATGGTAGAGTAACACCAGTGGACATTACAACCACAATTAAAGTAACACCTGCTAAGTGGGATGCTCATTATGCTAAGTGTCCCACATGTTGGGTCACACTATTCCACGGCAAAATAGTAGAATTCACGTCATGATCAAAGTAACTCAAGAAAATGAAACAACCTTCACGATCGAGTGGGACGAAAAAGACCCAGGCGAAAGTATCTTCAACTCGTTCACGGAGCAAGACTTCATCGACCTCCTCCAATACTACTGTGAGCAAGAACTCTCGAAGCTCGAGTACTCAGAAAGCTTTAGCAAAAAATCTAGAGAAACTAACGACAAAATCGAAGAACTCACGGAGCACTTCTTCGAAGACCCGTACCTCCAAGCAACAAACGAAGACACCTACGGTATCTACCACCAAGAAAACAACGAAGCGCCGTAAGGATGCGGAAGTTTCCGTAACTAACTCACGGAAGATAGAATTGTTTCCGTATGTGGAGACATTCCCATACTTCTTAGAAGACAAAACAGAGAACAAAAAATGTTGGTTTACCTGCTATGATCATGCGAGAAAGTACATCGAACGATACAACCCCAGTTACAAGTTATACTATTACACTGGAGGAGGAAAGTGATGATCTAGTCCTGCCTATTCCTGAAGATATTCTTAAGGAATTGGGGTGGGAAGAGGATGATGAACTAGAATGGGATATAAATGAAGATAACAACTCAATCATTCTGAGGAAAGTACAATGACCGATGCCGAGAAATGGAACAGGGGACTAGATCTGTTCATCGAGAGCGTACACAAACCTGATTCCGCGCTCAGGCAGTGTGCTCACAACCAGGAATGTTACCATGAGCTCATGTGGGTACGTGAGAATGTGCTACAATACCTGAAGACACTACGATGGCAAGAATGAAAACTATGTGGGAGCGTTACTTACGGTGGTCTGATCGTATTAACGCTCCTTTTTATCGTCACAAGCATAGATTACTACTCTATGTGGCACTCTCACAAACTGTTATCGTGACGGTAGGACTACTCAATCTATTCAGACCACAAGCATCTGTTACATCAATCTGTCAACAACAATACAACGGAACAACCATTTGCTATTGCCAACGATGAAAGAGTTTGATTATGAACTGGATTACAAACAACTTGACTTCACAGATCCAGACACTCGTAGACTTTATCGTATTGGAAGGGGAGAGCAAGGAGTTCTATTGGTTCGCCCTTATACAGACATTATTTGTGCTCATTGGCGATTTAGAACCCCTGACATAGCATTACAATCAGCCACACAAATCTATGCTATGTTCCAACGATATATGGATCAAGAAGATTTCATTGGCATGGATATGTGTCGTAAGTTCCTTGAGATGGGGTTCACACGGTCTAGAAGGTATGCCAACCACTCTTCAGGTAGGAAGTATGCCACGAAACCGCCATACTACCATACAGGCGATCGTGGAGGGGCACCAGTATTGCCACAAGATCCTGACTGTTTAGTAAATGAAAAGGCACAGTGTGCTAAGATTTTTAAAACTTATCGTGACAGGGCTGCCAAACACCCAATCTATGTTACAATGAGGAAAACCTGGAGATCCAATGAATAACGACTACGATAGGGAGAACACTCCCTCTCACATCACACTAGATGAACAACTAGAGATTGACACTGAACTCACTGAGTTACACACTCGTTATGATAGACTCATCGAGAAAGTATATCTAATGGGGTATAAAAAAGGACTCCTACATAATCAAAACACGCCACACTTCCCATGACACAACGACAATGGCAAGAAGTAGAAGCAATTGTTCGTAGAGAACAACAACGTGCTCTACAACATATGAACATGGTTTATTACAAAGAACTAGGTGAGATCCTAAATCATTTGTGGGATCCTGCTCATTGTGAACCATCAGCCTTATCATGTAAAGATCACCTCACTGACGAATGACTTACGAAGCAGAAGTACAATTTAAGTTCGATGCAACTTTCACACCAACCTATGGGACATCCTCCTGGACTTCAGATGATTTTATCCCTGAGGAACATTATCTCATCACTGCACCAGCAGCAGATCTTAACTGTAAGCAGTATTTCAAACTATTTGAAAAGTTTCTCCTCTGTGTAGGAATGGACCCTGTGTCTATTCGTAGTGGTGCTATGTCACTGGTCTTCAATGATTACACTAATGAAGAAGACCAACGTAAGGTCTGTAAAGAGTATGAACTGACCATGGATGAGGACCTGGAGAAGAAATACCAGGAGTTTATGAAGCGTGATGCTCAATGGGCTAAGATGAATGCTCATTATGAGAAGAACTTTGGTAGTGAACCAAAGATCAAAGGTGATCACACTGATAGTCCGTGGGATTCAGAATGAACTACACTAAAGAACAACTAGTTAATGCTCTCGTTAGAGAGTATGAGTTCCTATGTCATGATGATTTCGATCCTGAGCTTGATATGTCAATCAGTGAGTATCGAGTCATGATGGAAGAAATGAGCCTTGATGAGTTAGTATTAGAAACTGGCACTGATCAAGAGTTCACGCTAGATCAATTCATGGAGACATATAGTGACTGAAGAAGAAAGAAAAGCATTGGAAGCACTTGATAAACTCTATGAGGAGAATGGTGATGCGATGACGAGACTTGCTGAAGATGAGTATGTAGAAGACCCTTGGAATCTACAACCACGCCAACCTATGATACCAGTGAAGAAGCAAAATGACTGAACATGAAATAGGATTTAAAGAGTTTCGTAATGGTGTAGCACTCACTCTTGGTGTTGTTGGTGTTGCTATGCTATTCATTGCTATACTATCAAACAACACACCAATCAATGAATCATCATTTGAAGTGGTTGATAAGTACAAAGGATGTGATATAATTAGATATGCTCCCAATCAGGCAGCAACATACAAGTATTTCATGTATTGTGAGAAGAACAAATGACTATCCCTGACTTTCAAACTGAAGACCACCAACAAGAGTTTGAACTACTCTTTGAACAGAAAGCCCAGGTCTACATCAACATGATGAATAAAGTGAAAGAATTGATGTATGGTCCATCTAGCAATTATTCTAATCTCCCTGGCACATGTCTTGAAGTAGTAAAAGACATCACACAATCACTGGTCTATGATGTAGAGTATGCTTTCAAAGATGCTCACCCAGAGTATAAGAATAGTGAGGATGAACTGTTCATTCCCTATCGCTCATTTAAAGAGAATGTACTAGAAGCATTGAATGAAGCCCTCACACCCTATGATCTACATCATAAAGAAACTCTACATGATATCTCACTGGGAGGCAAATAATGTATGAAGAACTAAATTGTTTTGAAGAAGCACTGAAACACTTCGGCACAAGAGTAGAAATCATTACTGCTATGGAAATGGCACGTAAGATCTCTGCTGAAGATGCTTATCAAATGATCAAGGATGAACTTAAAGATGTGAAGAAATGCCGTAAACAATTCAACAAAAATGATTAGCACTCTCTTCATACTATTCTTCATACTCACACTAACAATCACAATGGAGATGACATGGGGTGTCAAGAAGTAAATACTCACGTGGTGGACTAGAACCATCATCTATTAACATACTACGTTTAATATCAGAACTAGAAGGTT